TAAAGTTCTAAAACCTTTATCGCCATTAACAAGCCAATAACTTCTTCAAATAGCTTTGCTTTTTGAATAATAATTGCATCATAGCTTTCATTATCTACATAATCTGGATGTTTATCTAATATCCAGGTTAAAGAAAAAAGAATACATTGGTTTCTAAGTTCTAACAATAATTTATTAAATTCCTCTACACCGGTTAAACTTTCGTCAACAGTATGTATTAGGTTTGATAATGAAACCAAACCATGAAAACCGTTAAATTTTAAAACAGTTAGAGGTAATTCAATCTCATCATCAATAGCAACTGGAAGGTCTGTGGGAACAGACCAACCAATTCTATTATTAAATAAGTTTATTGTTTCTTGACTATACATTTTTAAGCCGCTACAATGTTAGCTTCAAAAATTGCAATCTGCTCGTCTGATAATTCGTTAATTGCATTTAACAATTTAGCATCAGTAGAAGTAACAGTTAATTTTGTTTGAGGATACGCTAATTTTAAAGCAGCTGCAACAGATGCTTTTGTATAATTACTTCCGTTATAAGCAAAAGTTGTATTTCCTTCTGTTTGTGCATCAGTAACCACATCAGAGCAGTCAATAACGTAAATGCTTGATACGTTATTAATTACTGGCAATACTAATGCTTGAGAAGAAGTAAATTCAGCAAATGGTTCTGGCTCGTGCCATTTTTTAAGTAAAATAAAACCATCAACTTTTGCATAATCTACATCTTTTGAACGGTTTAAATCTTCTACTAAAGTTCCCCAAACTAAATCACCAACTTTGTTATTTGTTGTAAATACAACTTGGTTATCAGCCCAGCATTTAACAGCATTTTGTTTACCGTCGCGCTCTACCATAACATAACGATCAATTTCTATGATTGTCATTTTTAAACGGTTAGAAAACAAGGTTTTAATTTGCTCGTTATCTAATGTTGGAATATTACTTCCTACAAAGTTTAAGCTAAATGCAAATTGTTGTCTTACTTGTTCGTTATTACAAAGTGCATCTAATGTTTCGGTATCTAAGAACATATATTTTAAAACATCGCCTTTCATCATGGCTGTTCTAACAATTCTTTTGATATCGTCAATAGGTTTAGCAGTTGCTTCAGCCCAATTAACGGTTACACCAAATTTATTACTGTCTTGGTAGCCATAATCTACACGAATTCCAGTACCCACATTAGTATCATCATCAACTAAAGCAACTCCTGAAGATAAACCTTGAAGGAACATATACTCTAATTTTTCATAAATACCCATAGTACATTTCACTTCGTCTTCGAAGATTAATTTTACTAATTCAGCTTGTGCAACTCCACGAGATCTCAAAATTTCTACGTCTGACATTTGTTTCTCGTTCATCTGCATTTTCATACCGATTTTCGGAATTTCACCTGATGCAGTTGAGAATTTGTCTCTTTTTTTCAACGGTAAGGAAGAACTTAAAGCAACTACATCAGCAGAAACTAATGTTCCATTTACAGTTAACGAATCCCAACGTAAGTCGGTTGATTGTTTCTTTGTCAACAAATCTTTAAACAGATACGTTTGTTCTGTTTTCTTATCATTGACTCTTTTTTCAATACTTGCTGCGATTACCTGAAAGGCAGCAATAAAAGCTACGAATAATGACTTTTTCATAATGTATTAGTCTTTAGTAAATCTGATTAAACTTAAAGCAGTTTTTGCACCATCTGGGGTTGCGAAACCTCCATTATTTGCAAAAGCTTGCTCATTAACTGTTCCACGTACCATAATGGCAACAAATGGTTTTGCGGTTGCTACAGAAGCAGAAACTACACCTTTGTAAGCGTGTCCTGATGGTAATGCAGCATATGCAGTTTCTCCAGCATTAACTGGCAATGGTTTGTGAATTCCAGTTGCAGTTTCCACGATCACTAAATGACCTGCTTTAATTACTTCTGGTGTAAAACCTGTAGTGTTTAGAGTTTTTCCTCCTGGAATGTTCTCTAAATTAGCAACAATAGTTACTGAATCATAGCCAACATCTACTTGGCTACCTTGACTGTTTAAATCTGCGGTTTGTCCTGACATGATTTTAATTTTAGATGATTAAATATTAAATTCTTCAACAATTTTATCTGCATCTTCTGTCGAAAACTTTCCAGCAGGACTTCCGTTAGCTGGTGGTCCTGAAGGATACTCCATACCATCTGCATTGGATTGAACCATTTTAGAAAATACAGTCTCAAGTCCTGTAATTTGTTCCTCAAAAGTTGTTTCAGATTCTAAATCAACATTTTTAAGCATAAAGCCTTTGGTTTCTTCGTCAAGTTTTTTGAAAACTTCCGATTTTTCAAGCAATGATTTTGCTTGTTCCAATTTGCCTTTCTGTGCGTTTCCAGACTTAATAGCCTCTAAGTCGGAAGTAAGTTTTTCGTTTTGCTTCAATAAGGCTTTTGCCCATGCTGGAGCATCTGGATCAACTTCAATTACTTCTTCTTCGCCATTTCCACCTTTTCCTTTTGCTGCTTCTGCATCTGCTTTAGCTTTTGCTGCTTCAAGAGTGCGAGTTTTGTCATCCTCTTTTGCTACTGCTTCAAAATCAATCACTTCATTGTAATCGTTAATGATAACATCAATTGCTTCGTCATCTGCATCATCTGCTGGTTTTGGTGCAAGTTTAGCCGCATAAGCGTCTAACCTTTTTGTAGATAAGTTAGCCTTAGGGAATAATGCCTTAAGTCTTGCCTTAATTTTTTCTGGTGCTACTGCCATAATAAATGTGATTTTAATTGTTATTATATTGATTACAAATGTAATAAAATAATTCTTATTTAGTCTAAATAAAAATAAGAAGAATTTTTACAAAAAAAAACCACTCTGATTTTGAGTGGTTTTGTGTGTTATAATTTATAAATAAATTTTTCAATTTTATTAAAAAGCCATGAGGTAAGATAGGCTTGTGTTTCATCATTTTGCCTATCTAATTCAACACATCTATCTAAAAAAATATAATTTATTATATGAACAATTTCGTGGGCAATTAAAGCTCTGTTTTTGCATTCAAAAGCAACTATATAATGTCCGAATTCATTTTCATCTTGAATAGTTACAGCTCCGTAATCTTTCAATGATCGTGTTTTATATTTTTTTTCGACATAAGACAAGTCTTTATCTAAAATTATGGTTAAATCGCACTCATAAATTGGAATTTTAATTTTCTTTTCTCTCATTAGAAAATCCATCTAAAAATTAAAATTCCTATCAAAAACCAAATTAATAAATTGAAGATTACCAAGAACCATCCATTTTTAAAAATAGGTTTTTTGTAAAGTTCCTTATAAAAAAATCCAAACAAACCAACAACAATTGCTGTTGGAAGCATTAAAAATAAAGCAAAGTATTTCATATTAAATAGTATTAGGTGGGTTAGTAATATCGTTTTTTGCAGTTTCTTCTGCGTTTATTTCCTCAATTTCTTTTTCGGTATCTTGTACCATTTGTAAGTATTGAATTGCTGTTTTCTTAGAGATTACTCCAGCATCACGTAATGTCTTAACTACATCAGATGCAGTTTTTAAATCATCTGGAAGTATTGAATTAAATTGAATTTCATAAATCAATTGGTTTGCTTCATTTGCTAATGAAGTATTAACTGATTTTATAGTTCCAGAAATCATTATATTTATAATTCTTTCACACATAGTTCGGTTTTCTCCTTCATTATCTTTTGCTTTTAAAATAGCATCTAAAAACATTAATTTTAAAGATATTCCAGAAACCGCACCAATACCTTTAACGTTATTAAATGAAATGTTAGGAGTAGAGGTTATAGCGTGAATATTATCGTCAAGCGTTTCAAGTTCAAGTTTTACAGCTTCAGGTGCTTGTTCATAAGTTAAATATCGAATATTACCTTTTTGTTCTCTGCCTTCATCATCATATTTAATAGGAATATTAAATACTTTTCCAGTCTCATTTTTATCAGGCGCTCCTTTTATTTGCCCTTCTGTAATCAAAATTGGGTGAGCTGTATAGTCGTTAGAATCCGACTGTTTCGATAAGGCAACTTCGTATCTATCAATCAATTCGATAACATCAAACCACTCTGGCTGTTCCTGACTAATATAAACAATAGGAATTTTTGAAAATCCGTGTATTTTTGACTCGGTAATTTCAAAGGCACCGGTTGTATTATCTAATTTAATAAGCTTATCGGAAGTATATACCCAAAGATTTTTTACTTCTTTATCAACTATTTTTGTGTTAAAACCATAACCAAAAGCAATCATATTTCCAGAAGAATCAAAGTACGGATACATAGTACCATTTTTATTGCTTATTACTCTGGTTTTAATTTCATTCTTTTGTGCAATACCTAAAGCGCCAAGAAATTTTCCTATTAAATCTTCTGGAGTAATTGGGGATAAATAGAAAAGTAAAGCAGCTTCTGTATGTGATTTTTTTAACTTAATTAATTCTTTTAATTTAGAATCAATTCTGTTGTTTCTCCATACTGCAATTATTTCATCATGAAGTTTAAATTTTGAATCGTTAGGCTTTAAAGTAACGTCTTCGCCAACCTCAAATGCAGTTGCAGTTCTTGTGATTTTTTTTTGAAACTGAACTTTTAATTTGGCTTTTCTAACCAATTTTTCGTTTGCTCCTGTTCCGATTGTTTTGTCTTTTTGCAATTCGTTTATTTGAGTAGGTCTTAAATCGCGACCACCTTCATACTCCAAGATATAATCTTCTGTATTTATTTTCTTTGTTTTCTCAAAATCTTTAACCGCATTTTCTGGGTCTGATTTTAATTTTTCAATTAATAATTTGATTTCTTCATCCATGATTTTAATATTTAATTTTAAAATTGACTTAAAACATCTTCTGATGTACTATCTTCAGTAATGCCATTATTGTTAAATGCCATATGTGCGTATCTTGAAGCCGCCCAAAAGTGGTCGAAACCATCAATTGGTTGGTTTATTGATATTCCATTTATTTCACGCATTCTATAGTTTTCCTGTTCTTTTTTTACAACACTATAAAAACTGTTTTTTACAATGTGTATTTTTTTTGTTTTCATGGAGTTAATCCAAAAAAGAATCCCTTTATTTTTTTTAACCTTTTTGATGTTCCAGGGTTTTGTTTTAAGCGATTTAACCATTTCAACAGTACCTTTATTTTCACCGGTGTATTTATCTGCGGAATCGGCAGTAATTAGCTTGTCGCGTTCAATATTAATTTTAATGAAGTAGTTGTCAATAATTTCTGGATTTTCTGTTGGCTCGTACATTAATGGCCACAACCAAATATTATAATCATCTTCTGCATGACGTACTAAAGTGGAAGGATCTGTTGTAAAACCAAAATCCATTCCGTAGCGGTATTCCATATCAGGGAATTCACTTTCATCAATCCATTTTACGTGCTGGAATATTACCCCTTTCATCGCTCCACGCAATCCTAAACCATATACACGCCAGTTAAATTCGTCAGCTGTTCCGTGGTCTATATTTGTAGGGTGGGGCGGTGGTTGATTAATAGCACTTATTGGCGCACCTTTGAAATAAATTTCGTTATCAATTACTTGATATGTTCCAGGCTTCCATGGTTCGTAACCTAATATTTTACTTCTTTCTTGAGTTGAAAGGTGTTTGTTTGTTTCAAATGTGGTTCTTAAATAACCTATATCTGGCCTTGTAAGAATGTTATCGAAAATATAATGCTGTGTAACAGACGGATTCCAGTCGCCAACCCAAAACTTACGACAACGCATTTCAACCTGGTCGAAAATATTTTTAGGGATGTGAATCATTTCATTAAAAATAGCATAATCACAACCAGCACCGTGCGCTTTTGAAACCTTATCGCAACCAATAAAATTGATTAAATTTTTACCGATTTTAAATGATTTAATTCTATCTGCATTGTGAAACCTATTTGGTAGTTGAAACATATCTAACACACGCTTAAAATCATCATACAAAGTAGTTTTAAACTCCTCAAAAGTGGAACGGTATATGTTAATAGTGCATTCCTTTTCTACAAATAAGCATATATAAACAACAAAAAATATCCAAGACCATGTTTTTGCAGAACGAGAAGAACCCTCCAATCCTACACCTTTTTTTCCTGAAATAAGTTCTCCTTTATCGTTGAATTTTTGCTCGTTTAACGAGTTGAATAGATATGAATAATTAGGGTTAGTGTCTTCTGATATTACATAGAGCGTTTGCTCATTTACAAGTTTTTCTAATTCTAATATTTCAGTATCGGATAATGACATTATTTTTTTTCAATTATATGTCCGCTTTCAACATAATCATCTATAGCTTTTATAATTTTTCTTCTTTCGCTGCTTGAAAGTTTAGATTCTTTTTTCTGGATCAATCTATACTCTTCAATTAAGTATTCTAAATATTTAATTGTTTGATGCTTTTGTACTCTCTTTTCAATCCTTTGTTTAAGTATTTTAGCAAAAAATAACTGAATAGGTTTGAATGGGTTTAAGGATTTTATGTGTTTCATTTTTGGCAGTTTTTTGATTTCTTACATTTATTTTTGCAAGGGTTTTTTATGATAATTTCTTTTCCTTCTTGTACCAAATCAATTATAGCATAACCAATATGTGTAGGGTTTGAAGTTTCAATACCTTCAATAAAAATTCTTCCTTGTTCTATTTCAATTGATTTCATATATTTTTTTTAAAATACCGTTCAAAAATGTTTTTTATAACTGCACACGTGAAAATTTTCACGAAAAACATGTGTAGTAACGCTATACGCTCATTTTTTCTATTTGCTAATCGATAACCCAAATATCATGAATGAATCAACCCCTAACGATTACATGTGGAGGCTTATCTCCTTGAACGGTATTTAATACTTGTGGAGAAGATCGGACTCGAACCAATTGTCATATAAATATGAGCCTTACCTGCAGGACTACTTCCCCCTGATCATTCTTTCTCTTTTAACCCAAAGGAAACAGTTTCACAGTTAACGAAGGGAGCTTCCCATTATTTGTCTGAAGCTATTGGCCATTTCTGTTTTAATTAAATTCTTTTCATGACTTCAATGTTTTTATTTACGTCAAAAATAATATATTTTACAATTAAATTGTAAAATTTGCAATTTAATTTTTATAAAGAAACTATTTCTTTAACTTCTCGAGAAGCTGTTCGATTCTTTTTTCTCTATCTTCAATACTTTCAAATGTTATACTTGATTTTTGCTCATTGTCTTTTTCGTAGAATCCAATATGTTTATTAATCTTCTCAATACTCCATTCTTTACCATGTAATTTTAATTCAATTTCACCACGATTATTTTTCTTTATACTTTCAATACACATTAATTGATTTTCTGTTAATTTATCGAATGTTTTAAATCTTAGCTCGGTTCTGTTCTCAATTACTGTTGTTGTAGTTGTTACTGATGTTTTTCCTTTTCCAGTTGTTACTGTAGTTGTAATTGGGAAATCAAATTGAATATACTCTACATACTCGTCAATACGAGATTTGCGCAAGATGTCTAAATGTCGAAGCATTATTTCGGTAGTTATATTAAATTTCTCTTCCGCTATAACTGCTACCTTGTCTTGAAGCTCTTTAACTCTTGCCGATACATTGCTGGATTTCAACAATCTACATGCGGCTTCGTTTACTGATTTTGGTGTCTTAGTCTTATGTGAATATCCTGCCTCTTTATATGCTGCAGTTGCATCACTTAATCGTATATATGCTTGACAGAATGCTTCTTGCTTAATATTAAGGTTATTTGATTTCATTTGTAAGTTTGTTTCAACAAAAATAGTAATTTTTGCAATATAATTGTAAATTTTACAATATAAAAAAAGCCACTGTGTTAGAGTGGCTTTGTATAAGTGTTTGTAAATTTTAGGTTTTGAGGTCGCAACCTCGCAAAGCTGTAAACGTTAGCAGAAATGGCTACGACACCGCTTCGATAATGAGAGTTAAAAACTTACCTTCACAATCTTGCAACTCATTAAATAAATCGTGGCCACCTACAACCAAATGTTCTTCAAGTTCCATAATTGTATATTCAGAATAAGCATCTAATACAAATTCCAACTCATCAACATTTCCACCAATAGTTTTTAGTATCAATGCTTCTTTTGCTTCTTCTTCTGTAACTTCCTTATCTGTTACATAATATCTAACAAAAACATTATCGCCTTTTTTGAAGTCGGCTTCAACATCTTCAACCAAATACGAATCACCACATTTTAAGCATCCGTATTCATCAATTTCTAAAATCCCTTTGTAAATCATTTTATCTCGTTTTTAAATTAACACCCTTGTAAATTAACCGCCACATCTGCTAACGAGGGTTTGTAGCAATAGGGGTAGAAGTGCTTTAATTAAGCTGTGTACTTCTAATCAGCTTTAGTGGTAACTTGAACAGTAGTGCTATAAATCCCCTACTGCTACAAGCCCCGATACGTTATGTGAGATTGTTACGAAAATTCTTCGCCACAAACTCCGCATTTCAAAAGATTAGAACCTATGAAAGTTCTTTGTTCTTTTGTGTGGTTACAATCATTTTCTGAATAATCGTAATAATTTGTAAAATAATCACTGCTTGAAACTTGCTTTAAAATATCTTCATCTTTTTCAGGAAAAAACAACCAACTTGCACTCAAATCAGAAGAATATCTTTGCCATATATTAGCACATTCGGAAATGCTAGCAATTAAATTTTCGTTTATTAAAAGTTGTTTTTGAAGTCTATATAAATTAAAAATATCTTCTTTAGTATAATATGCATCTTCTTGTAAAAATACGCCTGTATTTTGATTTAGTGTTTTCATTTATTTATTTTTAATTAATCTTTATTCCAATACCAAGTAATCAATAACATAAAAAGTATGATACCAATAATAATTCCAATAATAATTCCTAAAATCATAATTATTCTTTTTCTTTAATAAACATTAATACTTTATCTGTTTTTGCATCGTAAATATAAGTTCCTAAACCACATTGACCAAAACCATAATCAAAATAAACTCTAATTCCTTTCATAAAAATTTGTTTTTAAATTGTTTAGTAGTGAGTATAGCCACATTTGCATTTCCAAATTCCGCTTGACTTCATTTGTATATTTTCATGATTACATTCATTAACCGCATTAATAGCATCAATAGGTTCGTTTGAAATTCCAAGTTTTTCTCTATACTTAAAGTTTAAATTCTGCAACACTTTAATTCTGTTTTTGTAGGCTTCAATATCTTTTTGCATTTTTGCCCATATTGGTTCAGTATCTAAATACACAACAGTTCTTTCTTCAAGATCAACAAAAGTTCCTGTTGATTTTTCACAATATCCTTGCCAAGCCAATAAAATTTCTTTTCTGTTTTTTTTAAATTTTTCTTGTTTACTTACATTTGTAATAGTAATACCTCTTTCAAGTTCTTGTTTAGTTCCTACTGGTTGTAACAATGCAGAGTAATCTTTTTCTTGTTTAGGTTCTTCAACTATTCTTTTACCCCAAGTATCAGGATTACCAATTGGGGATTTATCATTGTCAAATCTTTCTGAATATTTTTCAAGTCTTTTTTTCATCTTAAAATAATGATTGTGGAACCAAGTCCTGGTTAATTTTATCGATTAGTTTTTCTGCTAGTTGTCTGCTTGATCCGCTTTTTTGTCCTTCTTTAATTTTATTCCAACAATGTTGAAGCGCCTCAAGTTCTGTATCGAATGATCTGTTAATACATGTGAAACATTTCTCAAAATCATTGTAAAAAATATTAGTGTTGTAACCGTAACCATACTTTCCGTTAGGAAATTTTCTTATTTCAAAATTTACATATACAACTGCTTTTTCATTTTCAATTTTAAATTCGTGTGTAAATTCGTTGTTAGGTTGGTTTGTGGTCCAGGTATCATATTCTTTATCACCGTCTCGGTCATAAAAAACGAGCCAGTTTTTGCCTGACTCGTCTAAATAAGATTCTGCTTTTTGGGACATTGTTATTTAGTTTTTAATTTATCAATTTCTTCTGGCCACTCATGCATAAAATTTTTATGGGTAATAAAGTTTTTTAGCTTTTGATTTGCAATTTCTTCTGTTTCGCCATGAATTTCAACTTTCATTTTATTTGGTAGTTGGCTGGTCCATACTTCTGTTTTTAGAGTTACTCCATATTTTAGCGAACCATTTTTTGCTAAAGGAGTTATTTTTGGGCGGTAGTAGTTTACTAACATATTTTAAAATGTTTTGATTTTTTAATACGATTTTTTAGTTCTTCGCTAGTTAATGCGAAGTATAGGTTTTGAATTTGGTGTACGTATTTCAATTCCTTAATTCCACCATCACAATATTCAAATGAAAAATATGGCATCGAAATTCTTACGTTACCGTTAATATAATCTAAAAAAGGATTTTCTTCACTTACATAAGTTTCATCTTCTTCAAACCCAAACTTCAACAACCATTCTTCGGTTAGTGGGATTGGCTTATAATCAATTGATTCTGGATCTTCTTTTTCTAACCAATTAATATCATCGCTATCTATTGTTATAACTTCCCACCATTCTTTTCTTTCGTCTAATTCATCCTCGATATGATATTCAACTAAATTTCCAATTCTTAATTCGTTTGCTTTCATCGTTCTATTTTTTTTTAAGTTCTGATTTAACTAATTCCATAGAGTCATTTACGCCTCTTAGCTACTAATAAATAAATTACTGTTTTCATATCTTATTTGTTAAATGTTTCGTCATAGTATTTTTTTCCTATAGTTTCTGTTCCATCATAAAAACCTTGTCTATTTCCATAAACACAAGCATCAATAATCTGTTTCTTTTCAATTTCTAAAAGTTCATCATCAATTCTTTTAAT